AGCATTCGCTGGTCCATGCTCAGCCGTTCCTTGGCCAATTCACGGACGGCCCGCGTCTCTTCGAGCGTCAGGCTTGCGAGCTGGTCCTGTTGCTCCAGCCGCAGCTTGGCGATCTCAGTGTCGATCTTGGCCGCCTCGCTCCCCTGCTTCTCGACGTCCGGCTCCGCGGAGAGCAGCGCGCGCTTCTTCAAGAGGAGCGCGACTTCCTGGTCTGTCTCCTGGGCAGCGATCTCGCGCCGGCTACGGTAGTACTCGCGGACGCTGGTGAGCCCCTCCTCGAAGCTGCGCTTCTCGGCGTTGTTGCGGAGCTTGGACTGGAGCCGGACCATCGCTAGCTCGTTGTCGAGAACGGCCCGGGACGCCTCCGCGCGCCGGCGGACCAGCTCGGCTGGATCGGTCTCGTCGGCCGTGCCATCCTCGGTGTCCTTAGCTTTCGGTTTGGTCGGTGCGGAGATCACCAACTCGAAGCGGCCAGTGAGCCGATCCATCAGAGCGCTTCCCTCTTGGGCCATCGTTACCTGGGCTGCCCGGATGTAGCCCTTCGCCTCGTCGACGCGACCGCGCATCAGCGCCATCGATGCGCGCACACCGGCGTCGAGCTGGATGAACAGCGAGGCGATCGCGGACCCCACCAAGTCGAACGCTGAGGACACGATGCCGACGACGAACTTCAGAACGAGGCCCACGCCTTCCCCGAAGCCCTTCCACGCGTCGTTCGTCTGCGAGAGATCGCCGCTCATGATCTGGAGCGCCTGGCTAATCTGAGGCCCGACCCCCGTGGCAAACTGGATCCCGAGCCCCTGGGCCTGAAGCCTGAGTAGGTCGATGTCATCCCCGAGCTGATCCGCTGCCGCGGCCATGTCGGTGTCGATGAGGACGCCGAGTTCGCGGGCACGCTCGATCAGGCGCCCAAGACCTTCCTCCGCGAGCTGGTCCATGAGCGGGATGAGGTCCGCCCCCGACCTGCCGAATAGATCCTGGGCGGTCTTCGACTTCTGGTAGCCCGCACCCATCTTCGACAGAGCCTGAGACACCAGTTCGAACCGCTCGGCCGCGTCCTTGCCCTTGAAGCTGTTGACGGACAGGCCCAGGTTCTTGAACGTAGCCGCGGCCTGAGGATTCCCTTCAGCTGCTTCCGCCACCCGCTTGTTCAGCAGCACCAGGCCTTGCGTCAGCTTCTGGTTCTCGACATCGTTCAGGCGGGCAGCGAGCGACAGTGCGGAGAGGTTCTCGGTGGAGGCCCCGACCTTCTGCGCGAGCTTGCCCGCCTGGTCCGCAGCCTCGGCCGAGCCCTTCACCCAGCTGGTGAAGGCGCCTACGGAGAGGGCGACTCCCATCCCGGCGAGCAGGTTCTTCGTGTTGCCGAGAACCCCATTCAGACCCAGGAATCCCTTGGACTGCTTGGCAGCAACCTTCGAGGACTCGGCCTGGATCTTCTGGAGGGCGCCCACGACCTCGGCGACACCTTCCGCCGAGAGCCGTACGCGGACATCAGGGGTCGTCACGGTCGAGCCCCTTCCTCAGGATGGCCGGGATAGACGGCGGTCGGGCGCGCTGGCTTTTGGAGGCATGCGGCGCCACGATCGTCCAGAGCAGGAGCTGGTGGCGGTAGTCTTCAAGAGCCATGGTCTGCATGCGTCTCCGATAGGCGTACAGTGCTTCGCGCAAGGGCCACCGGAGAACACGCTGCGCGCGATCGTGGTCTCCGCCGGCGAGCTCCGCGACTAGCTCGGTCCAGCCCCCATAGCGGCCGGGTCTGACGTCGTCGCGGGATGCCTCGTTGGATCGAAGGACGTCGCGGAAGTCCTCAAGGAGCGCATCCCGAAGGGAAAAAAAGCGATGAGGAGGGAGAGGACGAGGCTCCGGACCTGAGCCTTGTCCTCCGGAGAACGCAAGGAGCCGAGGAAGTGGGCGGATTCCCGGGCGAGGTCCGGCGTCCAGGACTCCCCCGGCTCCTTGTCACCCGCGTCGACGGGTTCGGGAACGATCAGGCAGGAGAGCAGATGGAGCACCTGCTCTTTCTCCAGGACCTTCCGAAGGAGGCGGTCGGCGTAGGCTCCGGCTTCCTCCCCCTCCAGCATGTGAAAGTCGTTGAGCCCGGCCTGCTCGCAGAGAGCGTCGAAGCGGAAGTCGTGTTCGACCGTGCTTCCGCCGATGGGGACGAAAGCACGGCCGCCGAGAACGTATCTCTCGGCCATTACGCCTCCCGGTACACGGTCTCGCCGAAGGGCGCGCTCGCGTGATTGGCGGAGTCGTCCTCGACGTAGCCTTCGAGCGTGTACTCGGCGTACTGATCGGAGATGAACCCGATCGCGCCGGACGAGCGCAGCGTGACACGCCAGAGCGTGTGTTCCATCTGGGGTCCGCGCGCGTTGTCCGGGATGAAGAGGATGCTTCCGCGCTTCACGCCCTCGGCCCCCAGGTTGACCTTGGGGTAGCTGGTGATCGCGGCGTAGGAGTAGTCGACGAGGAGGTCAGTGCCGTTGGCGATGGTGCCGCCAGGTACGATGTAGATCATCCCAGTCTCGGCGTCGACGGTGTAGTCGGTGGTGACGGTGTAGGTGGTGGGAGTGGCGTCGGTCACCACGACGCTGCTGACCTTCCGCTTCGCGAGGCGATAGGACCGGTCCTGCAGGACGTCGTTGACGGCCTCGTCCGCGACCGTGCTCGCCGACTGCGTGATCGCGGTGCCGGCCGTTCCGAAGAGCGCCAGACCGAGCAGCTCCTTGTTGAAGTGGTCGGCCGTGATCTTCAGCCCGATCTCGGACCGGAGCACGTCGGAGGCCATGAGCTTGGCAGCCGCCGTGGTGCTGCCGTACTTCTTGATCTCCTCCTGGGTCGGCGTCATCTCGAATGCCGGCGTGTTGCCCAGGAAGAGGTACCCCGTGGGGACGTTCAGAGCGGTCCACGGGTTGAAGTAGACCTTGCCCCGGCCGAGCAGTACTTTGGTTCCGTCAATCGCGTTGCCCATCGTTTCCTCCTGATGGCCCTACGCGGCCACCTCCGGATCGCTGGTCCGGGACTGGTACTCGAACTGAAATGCCATCGTCGCGCGGCAGAAGGAGGTCTCCTTCCGCTCGTATTCGAACGTCGTGCCGAGCTCGTCGCCCGCCTGATTCGTCAGCCCGCTGAAGGTGCCCGCAGCCACCAGCGCCTTCGAGGCCCAGGCGAGGATCGGATCCGCGGCCTTGTCGGGCGTGGTCGTTGTCGCGGCCTTGGTGAGCGCCTCGATGTTGAGCAAGAGTCGGCGTCTCACCACGGCGCCCCGCTGGGCGGCCCGCTTCGATTCGTCGTGCTGCGGCTCCACCTTCTCGATCGCCTGGTAGACCGTGAACGCGGGGAGCTGGTCCTCGGTGGGCGAGTCGATGCGAGTGCGGACCGGCGCCGGCACTCCGCTCGGGCGCCCGGTCGTGAGCGCCGTGACAGCGGCCGCGACGATCTGCTCTCGAATCGTGCTCATGGCTTCCTCAGAAGGACACGGGTCATCGCCCCATCTCCGTAGACCAGAACCTCACGAACCACGTAGGCCGTTCCTCCGACCGTGATCGAGGCCCCGGACACGAGTCCTGAGAGCGTGCCGCTCTGCACATGCACGGACTCCTCAACCCCGACCGGCCCCGGCATGTCGCCACCCAGGATCTCGACGGCCTCGCGGTCGCGGAGCCCCGTCACCGTGGACGCTCCGATCGTCACGGTGACGGTGCCACCTGCTGCTGCGAGATCCGCAAGGATCGCTGCGATGTCGTCCGCGCCGAAGCTCATGACGGATCAGGAGTACTTCTTGATGCCGATGAACGCGACGCCGTAGGGGAACGTCGGGGTGCTCGTTCCGCCCAGGGTGCCGATCACCTTGATGTACTTGTTCACCTTGTTGAGGTCGAGCACCAGCGTCTGGACCCCGGCGGTGTCGGTCACCTGGGTGAACGCGGCACCCGTGACGTCGGTGTAGGATCCGCCCGAGGTGGCGCAGTGCTGGATCTTGACGTCCAAGGTCGGACTCGAGCCGGCCGTGGCGGCGCCGGCGGAGAGGACCACTCGCGCGAGCCCCTCGTAGTCGGTGACGTCGAAGGCGGTCCCCGTCAGGGTGGAGGTGCGGGAAAGCACCGCCTCGAGCTGAGTGGTAACCACCTTGGCGAGCGCGTTGATGAATGCGGTCACGGTCGATCCTCCTTCCGCTGTTACCCGCCGGTCTCTGGCCGGGAGTGCAGCAGCCGTTCTGAAACTACTTGCCCTTGCCCTTCGACCCCTTGCCCTTCATCACCTCGGTCTCGTCGTCGGGAGCGGGAGATTCGGCCGAGGCCTCCTCAGTGACGGGCGCAACGAACCCCTGGGCGATCTTGACCCTGGCCTCGTAGGCCGTGATGTCCTGGCCGATGACCAGGACCGTGCCCACCTCGAGATCGATCCCGCCGCCCTTGCAGTAGGCCGAGATCACCTGGACCTTGCTCAACGTCATCTCCGTCTCCTCCAGCAACCGCGATCCCCGGGGGGGCGGGAGGGACCAGGTGCACCCGGCCCCTCCCTTCTCGGGGTGTTCGGGGTGCCTAGCTGATGGTGGCCCCGGTCGCCTTCACGAAGGACTCGCCGTGACGGAGCACGACGTCGCCCATCTGGAAGGAGGTGACCACGATGAGGCCCTTGCCGGCCTGGGTGTACGGGTCGACGACCAGCTCCATCGCGTCCCACAGGCCGATGAGCAGATCGTTCCAGTCGCCGAAGATGAGCCCGTGCTTCGTGCTCGCCTCAAGCGTCTTCGAGACCTGGCTGGTGCTGACAGCCCGGTAGCCGGCCATGAAGCCGTCCGCGATGGGACCGGTCCAGATCATCTTCGAACCGGCCGCGCTCGCCTCGAGCGTGCACATCATGAGCGACGCCATGAGCGGCGTGGTCATGTAGCCGGGGCTGACGAGACGGACGTTCTTGTCCGCCGCGAGCCCCTGCATGCCCACGATCTTGGCGTGGGTGGGGACACCACCCATGGCCTGGGGCTGAACGTCGGGGGCGGTGTAAATGCCGGTCGGCTCGCCGTTGACCCCGCTGCCGTGCAGGCCAGCCAGGTCGATGGCCAGCGCGTGACCCATCGCCAGCTCATCCCGGACCATCGCCTCGACGTCGATCGAGGACTGGGCCAGGAGCTGCCGCGAGTAGCTCGTCGCGCCCTGCATGGTCTTCGGGGTGAGGAAGACCTGGCCGGTGGCGACGTCGCTCTTGGTGACGTCGGCGGCCGGGTTCTCCCCGACCCAGTAGACCGTCAGCCCGGCGGTCTTCTTCGGGAAGGTCAGCGGCCCGGTGAGACCGGTCAGGAGACGGGCGCCCATCTGGACGACCATGGCTCGCGCGCGCAGCAGATCGATCAGCTCGCCCGGCGAGTCCTGAACGAACTCGGCTCCGGCGCCGGCGGTCTTGGAGTCGAGCGCGCGGGTGCCGAGGCGCATGGGGACGAGGATCCCGCCTCGACTCTGGTAGTTCGCCGGCAGGCCGCGGGCGAGCTCCTTGTGCAGCTCGCCTTCGAGCCCGTCGAATCCGGAGCGCTCGCCCTTGGCGGCCTCGGTCGACATGCGCAGCGCGCGCGTGTAGGAGTACCTCGCCAGGTCCTTGTCCGGCATGCCGGTGCGCTCGGCCGCGGGCTGGCCGGTGCCCGCGGTCTTGCGGGCCTTCACGATCTCGTACCCCACCTGCTGCGGAGTCAGGCCCTGGCCGATCCACTCGGAGGCGCGCTCGCTCAGGTTGTTGTTCTGGCAGATGGCCAAGATCTCCTGGACCTCGGCGTTGCGGTCGCGCTTGGGCTCGGGTGCGGAGGCCGGCGGGGGCTGGACCTCGACAGCGCTACGGGCGCCATTGGGCTGGGGGGTGGTTTCGGGCTCGGGCACCATGGTTCGCTCCTCCTGTGGGACGGCCTGGCCGTCCGATTCGATCTCGACTTCGAACTCCTCGCGGTTGTCTCCGCGCTCGAGGCCGACCGAGACATCGGCGGCCAGTGGCAAGATGTGGACTTCGACCGGCATCCATCGGGTGGCGTTCCAGGTGTCAGGCTTTCCGCCTTCTCCCTTCACGACCTTCGCCTTCATGACCCGGTAGCCGAGGGAGACCTGGGTGCGGATACGATCCTGCACGTCCCCCTCAACCTCCTGGCCCTTGGCGCTGCGCGAGAACCGGACGTCGCCCTTGAGCTTCCCGCCCTCGATGCGACCGTTCTCGAAGATCCCGACCTGGGTTCCCCAGTGGCCACCGATCTGATCGGCTGCCATGACGGAGAGCCCGCCCTTCAGGTAGCGCTTGTCGATCGCTCCTTCGTCGTGGCTCAGAACTTCCATTCCGAACCAGCGTTCGATGGCGACCTCGCTCGATACGCTGAAGGTGTACTTCCGCTGATCGCCTTCGGCCCTGCCTTCCGGCGGGAGCTCCGGGCCTTCGAAGGCTCGGTGCAGCATCGGCAGTTTGCGCGGATCGGGCATCGCTGAGTTCTCCTTCGCGGTGATTCTTGCGGCTCACACCGAGGCCCGCTCAAGTCCAATCTAATTAGACTTGGAATCCCGCGTGGAGCGGTGCCACCGTGACGCGCATGAGCAACCTCGATCTCACCGCTCTGCCCGACTCTTTTCCCGCCGGCACGACCGTCATCTACACCAAGTCGTTCACGAACTTCTCGCCCACCGAATGGACGCTGAAGCTCTATTTGGCAGGACCGGACACGCTGAACGTGACTGCTGTCGCTTCCGGCGAGAGCTACGTGGTAACGATCCCGGCAACTTCAACGGCGGCTTCGCCGGCTGGTTCGTATCACTGGGTCGAGCGCGTCGAGAAGACGGGCGTTGTCTGTGATCTCGCCTCCGGACTCGTGATCCTCACCCCGAATCTGGCGACGGCCACCGACGGATCGCTCCAGGACTGGGCTGAGAAGGTGCTGCCCCTTGTCGAGGCGGCGATCGCGGGACGGATCCCGGCCGGGATGGAGAGCTATCAGATCGCTGGGCGGGCGGTGGCCAAGATCCCCATCCGCGAGCTCATGGCGCTGCGCGGCCAGCTCAAGAGCATGGTCGCCCAGGGCCAGAGCCGCACCCGCATCTCCCGTCCCATCCACATCAAGTTCCCCCAGACAGGGGCGTGACCCATGAAGCGACCGTTCCGGACCAGGATGACTCGCGCTTGGCGCGAGCTGCAGGGCAAGCGCTCCTCCGACTACAAGGGCGCCGAGATGAACCGCCTCCTTCTCGACTGGGTGGCGCAGTCGCTCACCCCCGACGAGGAGATCCGCGGATCGGTGCGCAAGCTGCGCGCCCGCGCGCGCGAGCTCTCCCGCAACGAGGGCTACGCCAAGCAGTATCTCCGGCTCCTCACCACCAACGTGATCGGGCCCCATGGGTTCCGGATGCAGGCCCAGGTGATGAAGGGCGATGTCTTCGACCGGGAAACGAACACCGCGATCGAGCGCGCCTGGCTCCGCTGGTCTGAGGGACGGGTCACGGTGGACGGAACCCTCACGCTACGTCGGCTTCAGAAGGTGTTGCTGCGCTCGGTTGCCCGCGACGGCGAGGTCTTCGTCCGGCGCTGGCTCTCGTTCGACGGGAACCCCTTCGGCTATGCGCTCCAGGCGATCGACGCCGACATGCTCGATGAAAACCTCAACCGCGCCCGCGGCAATGGCGTGAACGAGATTCGGATGGGCGTCGAGGTGGACGGCGTCGGCCGGCCCCTCGGCTACTGGTTCTTCAAGAACCCCGAGGATCGGGTGCTCAACACCGGGACCGCCGGCCGGATCTTCGTGACTGCCACTGAGGTCCTCCACCTCTACGATGCCGACCGCCCAAATCAGACCCGCGGCGTGACGTGGCTTCATCCGATCATGGTCCCGATGAAGATGCTCGGGGGGTACGAGGAGGCGGAGCTGGTCGCCGCCCGCACCGCGGCGGCGAAGATGGGCTTCATCCAGTCCCCCGACGGAGTCGGCGACCCCGGCGACATGAACGAGCCGGCCGAGATGGAGGCGGCCCCCGGCACCATGGAGCGCCTGCAGGCCGGCGAGACGTTCCAGCCCTGGGACCCCCAGCACCCGACCACGGCCTTCCCCATCTTCGTAAAGTCCCTGCTTCGCAAGATCTCCGCCGGCCTGGGCGTCTCCTACAACGCCCTCGCTAACGATCTCGAGGGAGTCAACTACTCCTCGATGCGCTCCGGCCTTCTCATCGAGCGCGACCACTGGAAGGACGTTCAGGTCGACTGGATCGAGGACTTCCTGCAGCCCGTCTTCGAGGACTGGTTGAACATGGCGCTCCTCACCGGGGCGCTCGTCCTCGACTCGATGGATGCGACCCGATATGCCAACGAGGTGGTTTGGAAGCCCCGCGGCTGGCAGTGGGTGGATCCGGCGAAGGACATCGCTGCGATCGAGAAGAGCATCGAGCTCGGACTCACCTCGCGAACCAAGGCCTGCGCCGAGTCGGGCGACGACTACGAGGAGAACCTGCTCAACCTCGAGCGCGAGGAGCGCATGGCCAAGGAGAAGGGGATCTCGATCCAGGGCAAGCCTACCACCGCGCCCCTTCAACCGCCCCCCGGAGATCCGGAGGACGACGACGATTCCGAAGAGAGCCAGCGGACCCTGCTGGCTGGGAGGTTCCGCCAATGATGAAGCTCAGCAGGATGCTCATGTTCCTTGCCCTCGTCGTGCTCGCAGTGCTCGCCATGGGGAACATCGATCCCACGACCACGCGGTTCGACGACGCCCGCGAGGGCTCCTACGGCGTCACGGTCGACCTCGAGGCCGACGCCGACACTGTCCTCTGGATTGGCTTCAAGTGCTGGACCGGGACGGTGACCCGCATGAACGTCGACGTCATCGTGGAGCCGCTCACGATCAGCACCCGCCAGATCGTGGACGGGCCCACCTGGCAGACCGGCCGAAGTGTGGCCAACCCGCGTTCCGGCTCATCGCTCTACGATTGGGGCCCCGACACGCTCACGACGACCAACCCCATCCACGAGTTCTGCTGCGACGGCCTCATCGGATACCGGATCACCGCGATCGACACGACCGGCTACGTGAAGGTGTACGCGACGGGAGGGCGGCCGTAATGAGACGGCGCTGCCTCAGCCTCCTGCTCGCTCTGCTCTCCGCCTTCCTCGCCCTTCCAGCCAGCGCGGCCGAGTGGTACGACGGCGCGTGGACGCAGCGGGTCAAGATCACAGTGCAAGCGTCCAAGGTGCCGGGCCCGAGCAACCTCACCGACTTCCCCGTGTTCGTCGATCTTCGGCACGTCTGGGGGTATTCATCGTGGGCGGCACTCGGGATGCAGACGGATGGCGGCGACATCGTGGTAACCGATTCGACGGGGGCTACGGAGCTCTCCCGCGAGCTTGTGTCGTTCAACAGGGCGACGCCGAAGGGGGTCCTGTACTTCAAGGCCCCAGTCCTGAAACACGCCACGAACACTGAGTTCTACGTCTACTGGGGCAACGCAGCCTCGGACAAGAAAAACTCCGCGGCGGTGTGGTCGAGCAACTTCCAGATCATCGCGCACTGTGCGGGCGATTCCTCCTCAGTCAACGGGTACACAGCCACCCAGTCAAGCGTTGGGACGACGGACACGACTTCGAACGGTTCTCCGGCGTGGTCCTACGTGAAAGCCACCCCGAGCAAATCGGTGTGGAACAACAGCGCGATCAGCGGTAACACCTGGACGTTGACCGCGTGGCTCAAGTCGTCCGACACGACCGTGAACCTCATCCCCATCGGCCTGGCTACAACCTACAACGGACTGATTACAGCAGCTCCAGCCGGCGTCCAGACGCTCTCCCACTATGACGGAACGGGCAGGCGAGTACTCGAGCCGCCGGTGCGTGACGGTAGCTGGCATCGCATCGCAGTTGTGGCGCGAGACGCTGCCGCTGACTCGACCTACGGGATTGTGGATGGCGTGCGGACCACGACGAATCCAGTGTCCTGGACCCCCTACAGCATCGCGGCGAATATTCGGTTCGGCATCAACATCACCGACCAGTCGGGGCAAGCGTGGACCGGGGCACTGAGCGAGGTCCACATCGCCAACGTCGAGCGATCGCAAGCCTGGTTGGTGGCCGATGCGAACAACTTCACCTCACCCTCCACGTTCTATGCCGTCGGGGCGGAGGAGATCTGTGGGGCTGCCCCGGACATCGTCTTGCCCGCCACGATCTATGCCGTCGTCGGCCGAGCCATGAGCATCAGGTATAACCAGCTTCTGCCGCAGATACCCTGCAACGACCGCCTCGTCTACTCCTGCGCCAGCGATAGCGGAACGGTAGACGCGGCAGGGTTCCACTTCACCCCGGCCGGCGTCGGCAACTCCACGGTCATCATCAGCGTGGCTGATGCGCTCAACGACACGACCGTCATCGACACAGTGACGGTAACCGCGGTCGCCCCGGATGGCGGGACGGGCACAAAAGGGGCGCTCTTTGTCGGCGACTCGGTGATGGCCAAGATCCCGGGCGCGCAGCCCGACAGCACCTACA